CAGCGCGGTGGAACAAATCTAAAAATGTCGCCTCGAACAAATCGAACACATCATCAGCATGAGTGACGATTAAATCAGCCAGAGGGGTCCACCGGTCCTGGTGGATTTCTGCCTGATGACCAACAGGGGGCGGGCGGTCGATCACATATTGGGCATATTCCGCCACCCCGCCGCTGCCACCCTGCCGCGCTAAAGACGGCCCAATCAAGATAAGGACCCCTTGCGGGCTGGCCCGTACCTCATGAGTTATACTCCGTACCAATGTGCCGGTGCGGATATAACCGCTACTGGGGTCAATGACCAGCGTCTTTCGCCCCGACACGGTTTTATAGGCAGCCTTCCATCCCCGCAAGCCGTCCGGGACAGGTTCCCCCCGTGCCAGACGATTCATCATTGCCCACCACCACCGCCGCTGCTTGTCTGTTTTGAGAGGTGATGGGCTGCCGGGTCCACGAGCAGGCGGCTCTGGGGGATATTCGCTCAGAGCTATCTCCAGCATGTACAATCCGGCTTGTTCACCGGCCTGGCGCAACAGGTCCTGGATGCGTTCCGGTTGCAACCGGGCAGTCATATCATTCAGTTGCATGAGATGCGCAATATCTCGCCTGACCGTTGTCATGATTAAAACTGCTTTTGCTTGGGCATACGGGCTACAACATACTTTGCCATGTTCCTGGCCCGGAGGGATAGAGCGAAGGCCCAAGAAGTAAGCCTTTTTTCGTCTTCCGGTGTATCCGCGGGTCCGCGTGTTCCCCATTTCTTAAACAAGGCGCTCAACCGGACCAGATGCTGTAGGGATTCTCGCACGAAACCCATAGCCGCCTTTTGCTGCTCAGGTTCGGGACCGACATAGTCCCGCGCCCTATCCAGATTTAGTTTAGCCTGGGAAAGGTGTTTGTATGCCTTTTCTTTCCCGTCCGACGCGGCCACAAGTCCGGGCAGCGTCAGAACGATTGCGTCAAGCTTGACATAAAACTCGAAGAAAGGCTTTTCCAGGTCACGGTCGAAGGTGTACTGCATGTTTGCAACTATATTTTTCGTGAGCGGTGACATAGCCTTTCGGTTCTTGCGTTGTTTCATTTTCCCTATCTCCTTTAAGTTTATCTTACCACTTCAATCCCTGTCGCCAATAATGACCCGGTCTAAATCGCTCTCCTTGCCCTTTGACCGGGGCTTAACCGGCGCGGATACCTTCTCCATCGGGTGGGTCCGGCTGGGGACCAGGGGGAGAGGGAAGCATCGACAGCCTGGATGAGCAGGGATTTTTAGCCGCCCATCGGGTTGGAGGAGGCGTTGGAATTTTTTAATAAAATCAGGAGATGACTTAAAATCAGAGGGGACCTCCCATCCTGTGTTTACATTCCCTACCTCGTTATTCATACGCTTGCACAGCGGGCAGACCACCCGGTCATTTTGTGTGCGCCACTTTACATCTTGTACGCCTAACTGGTTCCATCGTGCCTGGTTGCCTTCGGTGAATACACGGGTTGATTCGGTCTGTGCAATTTGGCGGGCACGGTTGCGGCTGGTTGCCCATTCTATTTTGCGGGGTGACCAGATTTCAGTGACATTCCCGGATTCATCACGAGTCCGGGGAATATCCAGACCGGTTAGCCGCCCGCGCAGCATATCGGTCAATCCGGACAAACTTCCCCCCATATCGATCCATCGCCCCATATCGTGCCGGAAAGCTTCGACAGTGGTATTGTTTATCCCCCGTACCATGTCGTAAGTATATTCCCGTGCCCGTGCGAGAGCAGCCTGGTTCAGCAAATCCCAGGCCGTTGTCATCTGAGCTGCCTTCCTATAACCTGCTGCTACCCGTGTTTTATCGTGTAACTGCTGGCCTCTTGCCGCCCCCGCCAGGAAGACCTGGGCTATCGGGCCGGGGGTATCCTCGTCACCCACCAGGCGATCAACCCATGCATCTATCAGCCCTTGCAGAAAAACAACTGCCGACTCAGGGTCGTTGGTTTCGGCAATCTGCGCCGCCATTTGTTCTTTGACAGTGGGGTCATTTATAATGTCTGCAACCGACTCTTCTATAATTTCTGCTAATCCATCGATACCATCCCAGTATTCCTCAAACTCTTCGGGTGTAGGGTCTGCGCTTTTGATATGCGCCCTTGCAGTTTCGAAGGCCAGACGTATTTGCTCGCGGGGGTCCTCTGAGCGAATATTGTCTAAATCCCATTCGAGGAAGGTTTTGATAGCGCCGGGGATATGGTCAGAGAAAAACCCGACTTTCGGCCCACGTTTAAGAACTTTTTGTTTCCACCGACGCAAGTCGTCTAGAGCGGGGGTAGTCGAAACCTTTACCGATTTGATAGAAGATACCCGGCCATCACGGGTGAAAAAACTTTTGCCTAGCCGTGCAGCCGCATCGTGGCGGCGGGCCGTCCGGCCATCCGTCCCCCGGCCAATTGCGGGAAGGTTGGGGCGAGCGGATACCCGTTCCTCTTCGCGGTCCTGCTTGCGTGGATAGAACCCATGTTCGGTACTCATTGCCTGTGTAAAACGGTCATCAGATTCGAGGAAATCATCGGTGACGGATCGGAAGCCGCCGCCTTCATCTTCGGTATCTTCGGACGGCGGTGCCCCTAATTGTTCGCGGGGCACTAATTCACCGTTCATCAAAAATAAATCTTTTTCCAGGATAGGAAGACCCTCTAGTTCCCGCACCTCATTCAGAGAGTAAACACCCGCCTGGAATCCACTAACCAGCCTGCTCGAAAGGGTTTCTTTCGCTGCCTGTAAAACGGTGATGTGAGATAATTCCATCACCACTTTGAGGTCACGGTCAAACATGGGGACAAGCTGCCCGTTAATGGTGTCAACTATGAGGTCTAGAGCGGGAATAATTGTGTTTTCGTACAAGCCTAAATGTTCTTCGCGGGCAGTTGCGAAGTTAGCCGAATCATCGGCCAGTGCAAGGGTAGTGGGGACACCAAAAGCAGCGCACACTTCCTTGCGCACTTCCCGGCGCAAATCACTTAATGCCAGGTCCCCCAGGCTGGCCCCCAATTGTTCAAATCGGATACCGCCGCCCAGGATACCGACCCGCCCGCGCTGCTGTGGTCCCTGGAATAACTTATTCCACCACAGTTCCAGACGGCTCTTTTCATTCTCATCAATTTCTTCATCAGATAACAGCAACCCGGCGGGGACAGCATCGTTATCCAAAAATGCTTTGACGTAATCGGCCAAAGAAATCTCTACATCAATAGCGCGAAGAGCCATCGCCAGCGGTGAAACCGTGCCGGTATCATCTAAGGGGTCAAAGTCATAAAAATAAACCAGTTCATCCGCCTCCCATTCGGCGGTAGTAACCCCATTTAGTTTTTGGCGGTATCCCTGGATACCATACTCATCTTTGTCAATCTCAATTGTCCAGGGAGATAGCCTCTGGATGCCCTCCTGTGAGGGTTCCCAGAACGAATGTCCCCAAATACACATATCGTATTCGGTCTGCCTTATCAGCCGCGTGTTGCCAGACCCTAAGAATTGTTGGAGTATATGCTGGCTTGCAATTTTCGAGGGCCGGGTTTCTACCGCACGACCATCTACATCCACAAACTGTCCGTCATGTGTTTTTACCTGGAGCGGTATCTTAGCTACATTTTGCCCCCTGATTGTGATGCAACGATACGCCCATAGCGATGACATGTACGCTCGTGCTAACCCTATCTCGCTGGCATCAAAGCGAATAGCCGCATCGCCCCCTGTGCCAAAGAAAATGTCTTTGTATGGGTTCCCGCTCTTGATGGGCGTAGCCTGGCCCCTTCGTAAAAAATATCCGCGTGTTTTAGGCATGTGTCCTCGCTAATATGCAGGTTTTTATCCCTGCCTTTATTTACACTTACAAAATTATTTTAGTGATGTATAATGGGAAGGCTTTACTTGAGCTTCCCCCCCCGCCGTGTCCACTTGTCTGCGCCGGTGGTGTCATTGAGGATGCCGTATGACACCCCCTTGATATTGGAAAGAGCGGCAAAAGCCCCGGCAGTTGCATCGGCCATATCTCGCCGTACTCCGGACGATGAATGCGCCGGTAATGAGGTTAATTCGTCTATATACGGTTGGTTCCAGACCCCTCTTATTAGCCGCACCAGGCCATTTTCGGCATGGCTGGCAAAAGGGTCAAGCCTCGTATCTTTGTCGCCTGTAGGGCGGTCTTTTACCACCGTATATCCTTGCAGCAGCCGCACGGTTGCATCGGCAGACTCTTTCCCCCCGCTTCCCGGTTCTTGTTCAATATATATCTTTACTGCGCCATATAGACGCTGGTCATCTTGAGCCGTCTTTAGGATTTGCGCTTCCCGCCGTCCAGGAGACCAATGTCCAAAAACCACATCAACGATATAATACTCTCCGCCGTCTGAAACCGCCATCAAAACCCCCGCCGTGCGTGGGCCGGATGTGTCTTCCCCCGCCGCTTTGTCCCAATACCGTACATATCGTACTATGTTCATAGGCAAAGTCTCTATAATGGGGAGCCAGGCCGTTTTAATCCGATTTCCTGCCGGAGCGCGGGGGGAACCCTGATACATAGCATTCCACACCAACGAGGCTTCCGCACGGACATTGCTTAAATATCCGGCGCTATACCGTTGGGGGGTAAGTGCTTCCCCTTCTGCCCGCCCTAATATATCCGGCAACCCGGCAGGCAGACCGGAGAATGAATTCGCAATATCCCGCTCCTCCTGACTTTCGGCTAATGCCGGATACCGCAAAACCGTCCATTTGTTCCCTTCACTTTCAATGAGCCGACCGGCCAGATCGCCTTGCGCCCATCGGGTCATAATGAGAACAATCGCCCCGACTTCCCAGATGCGGCTGTGGAATGTCGAGCGATACCAGTTGAGCATTTTTTCTTGTTGGGTAGCCGATTTAGCATCTTCCCAGTTCTTGACCGGGTCATCAATAATACCCAACATTGCCCCATGCCCGGTAATAGGGCCAAGCGCACCCGCCGCACGCATACT